ATCCCTGCGATCAAACTCATACGTTGAGGTGTCCCTAAATTTAGGAGTCACTTGAACTTGGAAGTACCGACTGTCGTTGTAGTAGAAGTCGATGTATTTCAGTTGGAGACGACCAGAACGAGAACCAACAAAGGTGTTCTCAGTAGCAGCCCGATCAAACGGCATGATTGTCGGAGGTTGATACTTAAACGTAAACAGCTCTCCAAACGTCCAGGAGCGAGCTGAGAAGTCACCAATGCTGTCGCACACAAAGCTAGTAACACCAGCAGGGACATTAGCTGCCACAATCCAACGCTTTTTAGCTTCAGTAGGGCTAGCTGCGTTTTGTTTGATTACGACAAACTGACTGGTGTTAACAGTGCGATAAGGCAGCGTCACAGTCGTTTTGTTTGTAGCTGCGTTATAGGAGAAAGACGCAGTACCAATGTCAGTGCTAATAGAACTAGAGATCCGGCGATCAAGCAGGAATACCTCATCACTGGTTTGAGGCGGTCTTGAGACGTTAATCGCCTCAAGGTAATACTCAGTGCTAGCTCCGTTTACATAACTTGCAGTAGTGAACAGAGTGCCCTCAATAAAGTCACACCAGTGGATGCTCTTGTTTGGGAAGGTCCACTTATGCCAAGCGTTCTGACGATTGGTTAGAGAGCCACCAGAAGCCTCCCAGAAGAACTGGTAGACATACAAAGTGTCAGGATCATCAGCACTGAGAGCGATCAAGAAGTTATCAGTTTTACTGACAGCCAAAGAAGCAATGTTCTTAGGGATGTACTTTGGAATTGTTTCAGTAATAACAGCGGTTTGACCGAGGTTAATACCAACTGTTCTGTCAGTCGTAATGAACGTATGGAACCCAGTGAAGTCTCCTTCTTTAACAGGGAACAACACCTGAGGTCCAATCTGCTCAGGCTTTACCTTGTCCTCCATGCTGATCGAACTGATTCGACCCACAGCAGCTGTTTGAGGACTGAACGTAACGTTGTCACCAGAGTACAGACGGAACTGGTTTTCGCTTGAGAACAGCACAAGCTCATCCTGCTGCTGCAACGCAAAGTTCAACACAGCAACATCGTTACTGATCGCAGTCAGGTCAATAGGGTCATCATCTACAACCTGTACTGCAGACTGCTGCCAGAAGTTAAAGTAATCAGAAGCTTGGCTGAGGATGACGTTCTCACCACTGATGAACCCAAGACGGTTCTTAAAGAACACCACATCGTTAATGGTGTGATTTACAAACGAAGGTCCAGGGTTCAGAGTCTCATCACCAGACAACCTGGAGGTCCAACCAGGAAGGTCTACAGTGACTGTCCCATCGGTGTAATTACTGTCGTTAAACGGTTGTAGTGTAAACCGAACAAGCCCGTCAGCGTTCTTGTAATAGATAAAGGCATGAGGCATCGTTGCAGCACTCAACACACCTCGGCTACCAGGAGCCCCTTCCTCAACCCAGGTACCTTTACCGAACACACCGTCTGTTGTGGTGTTCTGAGCATCAAAGGTTAGGTAGTACGAGCTCTGGTCTGCAGAACCGTCAGGAGCAACCTTAACGGTATAGCCCTCCCAGTCCAGCGGAGGAAGCTCTGTAATGGCACTCACACGGTCTGTGAAACCAGACATAAGGCTGTTACCACGAGCATCAGTGGCAGTCAGACTTTTGATGTACCTAGAGGAACTAGCAAGGCCAATCAGGATTTGAGAACCTTGAACCTCAAAGGTTAGTTTGTTGTTGATATCAGTGTTATCAAGACCATCTCCAAGGGTTATGGTTGTAGAACCATTAGCCGTTGCGTTAACTGCTGCACCAGCTTCGTTAACAAGAGTAAAAGAACTAGCGCCAACAGTACCAACAAAAGTATTAGCTGGAATACCAGTACCAGTTACAAGTTCATCTGGAAAAACCCTTTTAATATCGGTAGCTGAGACACTGGTAATAGTTGAACTACCAATACTTGTAGAACCGGTAATAGTTTCAGTCCAGTTAACAAGACGAGCTGCAATATCCTCAGAGCTGACAACGTTAGTGTTACCACTGCTGTCAGTAAGAGAGGGGGTTAAATAGTGGCCAATAATAATGTCACCATCGTCTAGCTCAACACGAACCTCGTACATCGTGTCGTAGTCAACCAGTTTGACCCAGACCTGACCTTTGATGGGTCTATAGGCAGAGCTAACAAGACCGACGTTAAACCTTGTAAGAGTCTCAGTGCTGTCGTAAAGAGCTACCTTCTGAGTGTTTGTAATAAACACATAGTCCTGGAACGAGGTAGCTCTAAACCGATCACGAGCCTTTCCAGCACCACGAAGATATCCAAGATTTGTCGTGGTGATGTTGGCAAAAATTTGCTCAACAGGAACAACGTTCAGCTCTGTACCAGACAGCTCTTCTACGTTTGCAATACCTGCAACAAACGTGTTGCTAGAAGTAATTGTCAGCGTGACGCCAGTAGCTGTAGCTGTAGCGTTCTTACTCAGCGTAAGCTTTGCTCCAGCAGTATCAATGGCAGCAATAACAGTACCAGTAGGAATACCAGAACCACTGACAGAAGCCCCTACATAAAGGTCTGTGGTCATCGAACCGCTAACACTGCTAACAACGGAAGACCCGCTAGTAGTGTTTGCTGTACGAGTAATGGTACGGCTATCGTCAGCAGCAATCAGAACAAACCGTTCAGTGCTACTACGGTTGTAGATAAAGTACCAAGCCTCGTCCCACTTAATAGGGTTTACAAGAGTGGCTCCACCAGCGTTCTTGGTAAGCGTATCAATGCGCTTTACAGGTACAGAACCAAGACGTTTCTTAAGACCTTCTACAAGGTCACACACGCCGTTCTCAAGAACCTTTGCAAAGCCAGGCAGTACAAGACTGTCAGCCTGTTGGTTAACACCTTTGTTAAGAGGTGTAATGACTTGGCTAATAAGTTCTTTAGACATCAGCGATCAAGAATGTCAGGGGCAAACACAGTCATCACACGGCCACCGTACATATCATCAGGACCACTGATGTAGTTGTAGTTCTGAGCCATGTCCTCAGTACGCTTCAGCGTTTGAAGAGCGTTCTTCTCGTCTTCCGCTGTATAAGCTTCAATACTGGAGGAAGTCATTGCACGGTTAGAAAACATCCGTGCTGCTCGGATCATGATGTAGCGACGACCCGTTTCAGGAATACTGTCCCAATCAAGCTCTTCAATAATCTCAGCAACAAGATCACTGGTGTTACCAGTTACAGCTACACCAAGGCTCCCCCTCAAATCGTATGTATTCTTAACGCGATCAAAAAGCCGCAGACCGCGAAGAACAAACCTTTGAGACGGGTACGACAACGGATTGAATCGTACAGCCAAGGTGTTGCTAGGAAGCTGGGACTGGCCTGTAGAAGCGTCCAGAGGAATGGAGTCATACAACATCGTGTTCCAAGACCAGCCAGCACCTTGAACCTCTCGGCTGACTTCATCCAAGGTACTCTCTGCAAGAGCTACATCGCCCACTAGAGGGGGGTTAAGAGAGTTAACAGGAGCTTCGCCAATAATGGCAAGCAAAGTGTTAACTGCACTGAGTTTACTTGTCGCCATTATTACAACAAAAAGGGGGAAACATTTCTGCCTCCCCCCATTGTATTGGTAATTAACTAGAAGCTAACCCGGATTAATAAGTATATGACTTAGTACGGGTTACCATCGCTCAGCAGGCTGACGCAGCACTCAGGGCGCAGGATACCGTGACCCACGGCATAGCTAGCGACCATCATGGTGCTTTGGGTCATGGCCTTGTACTCCGAACCGGTCATCTGCATCGAGACGTCCTTCAGAGCCACAGTACCCACAGCTTCCTTGGTGAAGCACAGACCGAAGCAGTTAGCGATGGAGCTGGTGTTACCCTGCTCATCCTGGTAGTAATCGTAGGTACCAGCAGCAGCCTGACCGTCAGAGCCGTCACGGCCATTGACGTAGTTAGGACGCTCACCACGGGTCACAGCCGACTGGTTGTTCAGACCCACATAGGTCTGGCCGTTGGTGTAACCATTGATGCCCAGGTGGTTGGAGGTCATCAGACGGAAACCAGCCACAGAAGCAACCTTGTTGCCTGCGATGGTGCCGTTGACGCCGCTACCGCCGTTCCAATCGGTGTTGATAGCACGGTCGCTATTCAGCACGTCATAGTAAGCGCCAGGGGTCAGAACGACCACACGACCTTCCTTAGGAGCATCCTTCTCGTCCAGGACTTGGCAAGCCTTGAACAGGTTCTCAACGATCAGGTCACCGCGAGCGTTACGGTCAGCAGCACCGTTCAGGTCGATACCGGTGAACGAGGTACCACCAGGCAGAGCGTTCAGAACGAACAGACGCTCGCCCACAGTAAAGGTTGCGTTAGAGCCAGTACCAATAGCACCCAGGGGGTTGATACCGAAAGTAGCTGCACCGTTGGTAGGAGCAGTGGTGATCACACCGTAAGCACCGGAGGTCTCACCGTAGATCACTTCACCCACGGCAAAGAAGCCGAGTTCAGCGGTCTGGAAGTTGGCGCTCAGAGTCACCACACCAGAAGTAGCCGAAACATAGGTACCGCCGTTCAATTGGAATCGCTTGGAATCCCAATCCTTCACCCGACCGTCAGACTCAGAAGCAGCCAGCAAAGTACGAGCAAGGCGCTGATCGTAAGCACGGGCCAGAGCGCGACCGAGTTCAGTGGAGTAGATGCTCCGCACGTCCCAGTGAAGTTTGGCTTCATCAAGATCGTAGATCGAAGCATCAGCAATCAGCAGGTCATCGATGGTGATGATCTTTTCGCCGATCATGCCTTTGTTACCTTGACCAGTGATGAAATCACCAGGGCGGTGGTAACGACTAGAGAAACGGCCCGTGATCGGGAAGCTTGCAGATTTGCCCGAAGAGATCGTCCGCTTCATGGTCAGATCTTTAAAGATCGTCTCACGATTGAACGTAGTCAGAACTTCCCCACTGAAGATTTTAAGGAAGTTA